GTCATCGGTCGCTCAACCGTCAAACATTTTGCCCACCCTCCCATTGTGTACCCGCCTTACTTCGCGTCGCCGCGTCGAGAATTGCAACTGCGATGCGCGGGAAGTAGTGGGCTGTCAGGATCGCCAGGAATAATGTGATCGGCTGTCCATGGGTCGTCGAGCCGCGCACCTTCCATACAGATCCAACAGTATTGTGCGGAGTCGCGGACTGCCTTCGCTCGTGCTTGGTAGTTGCCTGCGTAGTGCGGTCGTTTAGGTTTGGGATGGAGTCGATTGTAGGTGGTCTGACAGTCTGGGCATCGGCGTGGGTTGGTGGTGAGTTGCCGACAGGTTAGGCATGGTCTTGAGATGGTCATGGTGTGGTGCCAGAGTGGGTCACGCCGTCACGCCATACTATGTATGGCGGTGAACGGCGTATTTGACAAATTGATTGTCACGCCGTGTTTCACGCCGTAAGTGTAGCCCAATGGATATAAGGCTTTGGCGAGGTTTTCGGCGTACGCCGTGGTCACGCCGTGTGTGTTTGGCGTGACGGCGTAAGGCGTGTTTTTTGTGGTGTTACGCCGTTCAGAATATGTCACTGGTGAAGGCTCCTTCTTCGGTGTTTAGGCGTTTCATTTCGGCTTGGGCTAGGCGCATGGTTGGTCGTGTTGGTGCGTTGGGTATGGCTTTGAATATTGCCCAGAGTTTGTCTTGGCTGAGGTTGTAGTCGAGGTTGTGTTGTCTGATTATGTCGATGGCTTTGTCTAGTTGTTCTATTCCTTTGACATCTGTTGTGAACATTTCTGTTGAGTCGTTGACGACGAAGTGTTGGTCTTGAATCCATGTGTGTCGTTTCTTTGTGGCTGTGAGTTTGATGTTGTCGCCGGTGCGTGTCATCTGCCAGACCAGGTCGACGTCGTCGTTCTTGGCTGATGTGCCTCGTGCGCCTTTCTTTAGGTCTTTGCCTGCGTGGTCTATTCGTAGGAGTGATCTGCCTTCGGCTTTGAGGTTGATGGCTGTCCAGCGGTAGAAGTTACGGACTGTGTCGGCGTCGTTCTCTGCACCTTCTACTGCTCTTGAGAATGTGTCGATGATTACAAGTTTGGCTTGGCATTGTCTTGCTAGGTCGCAGATCTGTTTGGCTCCTTCGGGTTTGTCTAAGGATCCGATTGGTGGGAGTGAGGCGTAGTGGAGTCGTGTGAGGTCTGTCTTGTCGCTGTAGCCCATGGCGGTGAGTCGTTCAAAGAGTTGGGCTTGTTGCATCTCGTAGTCCATGTAGAGGATGTCGATTGGTTCGTTGTCGTGTCCGAAGATGTTTCTGCCTGTTGCTAGTCCTGCTGCAATGTATAGCGCGAGTAGCGACTTGCCTGTTCCGCCTGGTGCGAAGATGACGACGAGCTGGTTGCGTGGGATGACTGGTTCGATGAGCCAGTCTTCTGTTGGGAAGTCTTGTGTCCAGAAGTCTTGCCAGTTGATGAGGATGTTGTCGGTGATGGTTGGCTGCTCAACTGGGATGAGGGCTTTGCCTTGTTGCAGTAGGTGTTTGGTGAACGCGGATCTGTCTCCGTTGTGGAACATTTGTGCGGTGTATTGTGCGCGGTTGTATGCGCCTGCTGGAAGGTTTGGGAGGCTGGTGGTGAATACTTTAAGGATGTCTTTACCTTGCCATCCTGTGGTCGCGGACGTGCCTTCTCGTGCGTCTTTGCCTGGTCTGACCCAGTGTGTCTCACCTGTGTGGTCGGTGTGGGCTTGTGTCCATCCGTCTGCTCTTAATAGTTCTGGCCAGGTGGTGGCTGCGCAGTAGCGGTCGAGTGGTCCGCCTTCTTCACGGAGAAGCGATAACGATGGTGGTGTTATCTGATCAGATAACGGCTTAACCGATACTTCTGTTTGTGTTTTGGTTTTGAGTAGTAACACCATCCATAGTGGCATGTCGGCTGGTTTGCGGTCGGCGATTGATCTGCCTTCTACCCATTCATAGTTCTTACCGTTGGGATGTTTTGTTGGTGGTGCGAGGACTTGTCCGCCGATGCCACGGATGTCGATGCCGATGCCGAGTGTGCCGGATGCTTCGTTGCGGATTGGTTCGTCGGTGAGGAAGTAGATGTGTCGTCCGCCTGAGCCTGTGATGACTTCTACTGTGTCTGGCAGTTTGCCGTGTAACTGTTCTAGATCTGCGAGTGTTTCGCTACCGCTGAACTGTTGGCGGTCGTCTATGTCAATGACGATGAGGTAGCGGTCGCGGAACTCGCCTGTTGCGATGCCGAGTCCGCAGTCTTTAAATTGTCCTTCGAACCATGTGCGGATGGTGGTCGGGTCGGATGTTGCAGCGTTCTGCCAGCCTTGCATCGGCGGTCGTTTCTCACCTTGTTTGATTGGTATGACGCGGACTTGTTTGTTGGCGTAGGCAAGTGCAGTTGTTAACACGCTCATGAACCCTCCTTGGGTTTCGTTAGTTTAGTGTTTAGAAACTATGTCGACGATGTCTTGCGGTATCTTTCGTCCGCGCATCTCATACAACCATGACACGAAGACAAGTTCGCTGAGCTTGGTGTCGTTCGCGTTGCTCGGTAGGTCGGCTGTGTGTGCGTGGCTGTTGAGCGGAATGATCTGGAACCATGGCACCGAGTCTTCTGGTACTTCGCCCCACCAGCCGTCTTGGTTGGAGTGACCGTAACGAACGATGAACGCTGGGATGCTTGCCATGTCGCCGAGCGCGGTCAGGGTTCGGTTGTTCGCTGATTCGAGATAGATGACGCCGTGTTCATGTTTGTAGTCAATCAGTGCGACCGGTACACACTTGTCGTACTCCGCGAGGATAAAGTCCAAGTCCATTGCTGGCACGTTGCTTCCCCACACTCGATGTCTGCCTGACAGCCAGGCGTCTCGTTTGAAGTGTTGTTCGTTACTTGCCATAGTATTCCTCCTGTTTTTCGTACCAGTCTGACCAGATGGTCGCTGGGTGCATACCTATTCGACATGCGTAGTAGTCCGCTTTGAAGACGTGTAGGTTGGCTTCTTCGGGTCTGTTACGCCATCGGATAATCGTTCCTCTACTGACGCCGAACACGTCAGCGAAGAACGAATTGTTTTTATCCTTTGGGTAAAGTGCCAACAGGTTTGATACTGAATAGCAGTAAGCACCTGTTGGCTTCTTGCGATGCTTGCCCACTAATCATTCCATGTGGTCAACTGATCTGAGATGACCGATGGTTCAAAGTCGTATGCGTCGTTGACGAATGTGACGATGTCTTGTGGTGCGATGCCTGAGCATTCGATCGGTTCGCGCACGACTGCTTCGATGACTGTGCCGACACTGGCGACAATGATGATGTCGTCGGTGTTTGTTTCGTCGTAGTCGATGCGTGTTGTGCCGAATCGTGTGTTGATGTATATCTGTTTCATGTTGCCTCCTAGGCGTTTAGTTTTCGTTTGATAGTTAGATAAAGATTGATTGCGTTTACAGCAATTAGTGCAGGGATCAACATCATTCCTCCGTTTCTTCTTCAGTTGATTTCTTTGGCTCGTAGTAGAAACCTTGTGGTGGCATTCGGAACCATTGGTTCGGATGTCCACGTCTTGGTGCGCGTTTAGCGCGTGGTTGCCCGACTGAGATACCTGGGTATTGGATTCCGTTGCGTAATGTTTCGTGCATCAACAGTGCTTCAAATTGGCGACCGATGCCACCATTGATTAGCGCGTCTGCTAACGCATCAGCGCATCGGCGTTCATGGATGATTTCGTTTTGTAGTTGCTGGAACTTTTGTCGTTCTTCTTTATTCATTGTGCAGACCTCCTATGGTCATTCGTCTTGCAGTAACTGTCTAGCTATTCTTAGTTTCTCGGCAGCCGAGGCTGATTCGAGAAGTCCGATAGTAGTAGATGTAACTTGCTCAGGCGGGCATATCGTGAAAAACTTTTCTTCGGCAGTAACAAAGTTTTGGATGGTGGCAACCAATGTGTAAGCCGTGCAAACATTGTCAACATCACACTGCGACTCGATCAAGTATTTAAGACGGTCATCAAAGGTTTGTTCTTCTTCACTCATCGTCATCTGGCTTATCTCCGCAGCAAGGATGTGCTGGTAGCAATCTGGTGGGAAGGCAGGAGCACAGTTTCGGTTTCATTTGTTGTCAAGTCCGAAGTGCTGTTCCAAGATACTTCGCACGACTGCTGAGAGTGTCACGTCTTGTTTGTCGGCTTCTAGTTCTATGGCGTCGCGTAACTCGTGTGAGATTGCTGCGCAAACATAACTTCGTCCGCGCACATAGTTTGTTACCGTCCTCATTTTTCGGCCACTGTCCGCGGGAATGGCAGATCGTTGTAAGCCTGGTTGAGTAGTCCGAGGTAGCCGAGCGTGTCGAGCAGACTGTCGTGGTGAAGTCGGTTCTTGTCTAGGTTGGTGCGTAGTCGCGCCAGTTTCACTGACACCATGAACAGGAGCGCGTCGGCGATACTGAGCTTCACACCGGTCAAGCCTTCAAAGATTGCGATGACTTTGCTGTAATCCTCGGTCACGTTGCCGTACGAGTCTTGTCGTGCGCCTGTGACGAGCAGGTGGGCTTCGAGAAGTATGTCTGCACCGACTGTTTCATGTTTCATAGTTCAATACCTTGCTGGATGTGTAGTCGCAGTCGGTCAATGACCGAGTTGGCGATTGCCAGTTTTGCTTTCGTGGATTCAAGTTCTTGATGTAAGGAATCTGAGATGTCACGATTCGAGTCGCGTTGTTCGGTGACTGTTTCAAGTGCGACTGATAGTTCTGCGACTCGTGTTTGAAGTTCGTTGATTTCTTGTGTCATTGCGTAAATGTCTGCGGTCATTTCTTTGCTCTCCTTGCTAGTTCGTCTTTAAGTGATTTGATTAATTCAAACAATCGGTCTTGACTGCCTGGTCCTACGAATATCTTCTCTAGGAATGCGATCGCATCCTCAATATCTTTCTTTGTCATTTGTGTCCTTAATGTCAGAAACCCGACCCAGCCGAAACAGAGGGACCAAAACGGCTGGATCGGATTTCCTTAGATTTCTACCAACGGTCGTCTGTAGCGACCTTCTCAACTTTGGCGGCGAACAGCTTCGCAGCGTTGAATCCAGCCTTCTTCTCACCATCAGCCGAATACTTGACCGAGATCTTGTTGCCGGTCAACTCGGTGACTGATGCTTGCTTTGCAGCCTCACGGATCGCGGTGATCATTGCACCACGCGCCCACAAGTTGGCATTGCCATCACCAGTTTCTGTCTTGAGTGTGATCACATATACGAATCGTGGATCACCGTTCGGCCATGTCTTGGCGACACCTGCCGGATCTCGGTCTTCCAGTTTCTTGACATCGAGCACGATGCCTGTGTGAACATCACCTATTTTCTCGAACTTCAAACTTGGAAGTTTGGGTCCGCCTCCTGCAAGGAGATCTTGTTCATCTGACATTACTTACCTACTTTCTGGTTGTTTGGGAATCTGAGGTTGAATGTATTCGTTTCATCTTCGTAACTCATTTCGGCTTCGTCATAGCGCACATGGTTGCAGTATTTCTTAAACTCTTCTGCTTCCATGGCGTTTAGATGTCCGACCGCTCCGCCTGCAGTTTTCATTATGTACCCTGTCGCCGCATAGCAGACACTGCGGATCAGGTCTTCGTCGAAGTTGTCTGATAAGGCGAGGTCTATAAGACCGCGTCCGATGCAGAACCTTCGATGAGATTTGAGTTGGTCAAACGAGATTGTTTGACCGTATTCGTTGCATTCTGTCGCAACCTTCTTGATCATTGTCCGATGTTTAGGACGGAGCGTGTCAAAGTCGGCTTGGAGTTGTAGTGCGCTGGTTCGGTCGCTGCCAGTTGTGTAGATGCGTCCCTCGAATTCGTCAGTCATTGAGCATCCTTTCAATCCGATTGAGATTATCTTCGGCAATGTCAGCGATCAGATTTTGTATCGCCAAATTGCTTGACTGCAATTCACTCAAGGCTTCCCGACATAGTTTTTCTAATTCGGCGTTTAGATCTTGCAACCGTACAATTTCACGACCTTGCTCCAACATCTTCTTTCGCATGTCACTCATCATCGTCTCCTTCTGTGGCGTGTTCTTCTTCCCATTCGCAATACGAGCATGACCCGTCTTCGTTGTTCCAGTTCGCGCACACACATCTGCGATGCGGGTTGACGCCTCGGTTCTCGTTCGGATCATATTCTTTGTCAATTCGTGACCTCATTTAATTACCTTCGGCTTTACAGTTTTGCGTGGCTTCGGTGCCTTGGTTGGGTCTTCGGTAAAGAATTGGACGCTGTGTTCCGCTTCGAGCATCGCCACAATCTTGATGAGTAGGTCAATGTGTTCGTTGAAACATTCGGCGATCTTCGGCACCTCGTTCGGCCATAATGCTCGCAACATCTTCTGAGCCGGTTCAGGCAGATGTTTGATTCGTTCAATCATCCAGTTCTGTCGTTCAACAATGCTTGACGCAATGATCTTGCCTTCTTGGAATTGTTCGGTCAAGTTGTTGCGTTTACGCCAGGCACGAACCGTGAACGCAAGGTCTAGACCTTCGAGTCCTGCGTTCAAGTCAACCCAGTGCAGTTCGCATCGTCCTTCGCCTGCTGGGAGATGGAACACGATGCCTCGGTCTTTGTCGACTGTTGGCAGGCTGGTGCGCACCTGCGTCTGGTAGTTGTAGATGTGTTCGGCGTTGGCGTATGCGGCGAGCTGGATTGCGATCTCACGCCACGAGTACGACAGATTAGTGCCAGTCTTTAGGTCGGCGATATACATTCGGCCGTCCACTTCAACTATTCGGTCAAGAGTTCCCGCATATTCTTTGTTGTCATGAATTACAACTGACTCGATGTAGTCAGGCAGAATGTGGACACCGTACTTCTGCAAAGTAGACACATAGGCGTCGATGTCGGGTTGTAGTCCTGGCAAGATGGCTGGTTTCTTGCCGAGGTCAACTTGTTCGGTGATTGAATGCAACGCGGTGCCGAGGTTTGCTCGATGCGACCCGCCTCCAGCAGTTATTGCTTCTTCACATATTTTGTTGAGCGCAGATTTGTCGTCAAGTTTTGTTGACGCTTGTGCGAGTAGATCTGATCGGTTGATTAAACCTGTGACGACCATTCGGTTCGCCCACTGTTTGAGCGCACCTTCTTCGCTGCATGTTTTCGCAATGGTTGTGACTCGTGTGTAGCCGCGCTGTTTGCCGTCTGGTGTTGTGACAAGGTATCTGCCCCAACGATCTTTGGGTGCTTCTTGCCGTGTTTCTTCTAACATGTGCAGTCTCCTTAAGTTGTGGGAATCTTTAGAGTTTGAACTATACAGTGTCGGTATGCGGAAGTGAGGGATTGTTTGGGATATTTTTGTAGGCGTTCCACAACTTGATGAACTCGCTCATTGTCATGATCGCATACCAACTATCTACTTCGACTGCGCCTAGTTTCTTGACGGCGCAAACACCATGATTGGTGCCACGGTTCTTCTGTTCTACTTCTAATTCTTTTAACCAGCATCCGATGTCGTGTCGGCGTTGATCTTTGACTTCTATTGTCAGGTCATCGATCCCGTCTATGTCACCGCGGTCGTCCGACCAGCCTGCTCTAGATCTCTCCGCCTTCGGATGGCCGTTCTTGTTCAAGAACTTCGCTACCAACAATTCTGCGCGCGTACCTTTTCTTCTGTTTGGATTCGACATATTCGCCTGCACTCCTCATCAATCTGATTTTGTGTCTTCGCTCTACTGTGGTCATTCCGCCCCACACACCAACGCAATCGTTCTTAATTGCAAAGTCTAGACAACTTTCACGGACTACGCATATGTCGCAAAGTTTCTTCGCTTCGCGTACCGCGTGAGAGTATCGCTCGTGGAAGAAGATGTCGGTGCCTTCGCCTCGACATGTCCCGTGTTGTTGCCAGGCTGGTCGGAGTAGTTCGAAGACACTTTTGGATTCTGACCAGACATCAACTACGCCGTATTCGGTCATTGTGTGACTTCGCGCAACCAGAAGTGAACTTTGACCATGACAAAGAAGTTGATCAACGCAAAGATGGCGATGTGTCGAGTGATGTCAAGTTCTACATTTGGTCGGGCGAACAGTATGAACCATCCGAGCGCGATGTAGCCGAGCGTGACTTGAATCTTGTTTGTAGTTCTCATTGTGTCTCCTTTAGTAGTTGATTAGCAGTATCAGTTGTAGTACATCACGGTAGGGACTTGGTGGATGCTTTACAAGTCCTTGTGCGGTTGCACGGATCCCACGGGATCCAGCCGTTACCCGCAGCCTTCTCCCAATAGTCAAACAGCAGTTTGCCTGCCTTCAGATTGGTTAATGGGTCAAATAGTGGTTCTTGTGTACAGATTTTCATCTGTAAACAGATCGGTGCGGTCGGGTTTCTTGTCGGGTCAAAGTTTTGACCGTTTATCTGAAGCAAGGATGTGTCTGACCTGTGATTCCATTCGGACACGCCAGTCAAGTTGCAGTCCTTATCCACCATGTCGCCACCACGGCGGTTCGGACATCCACCAGATTCGCGTAGCACTATTTCAGCCAACTTAGGTATCTGGTCGGCTGTCCAGCCTGCCTTGAGTGCGAGTGCTGGAAGCCAAGACACATCGCCATGCCTGAACACGATCGGCTGATCGGCTGGGATTGGGTCGAGTCGGTCGGCTGACATCGGGTTTAGATGCACGGCGGCTCGATGCTCGTGAGCTGGTGCTGAGACCGCTTGTGCGATTCCGAGACTGTAGGTCAAACTTGCGAGTGTTGCCATGATTGCGGTGAGTATGCGCATCGTGGTCCTTTCGTATATGTGCAGGAATAACGCAACCAGAAGGAGGTGACTGGTTGCGGTGTTACATCAACCCTAGTGGGGAGAACACTCAACTACCTTAGCCGATCGGCTGGTTAGACCGCTATAACTAAGGCTTTCAGATATTTATATCTAATTCCATCAGAACTTTTATCTTCTGCACCATGCCAACTGGGATGTGTAGAACATGGTCAACTGAGTCTTCCATCCGTGATTGAAACAGTGTGAGATGGTTTGGTTTGCCACCGTTGTCTTCGTTCAGTAAGAAGCCAACCGATTCGACGACCGCTGGTTCGCGGTCAAGGTCTTTGATGTTGATCCACGACTCGGCACCACTATGCGCATCATGCCAGGTGACGAGTACGACGCTCACTTCTTTTGGTCTTCGGTCTGTTTCTTGTCTAGATGCCAATCAAGATGGCTTGTCATTCGTGCGCCTTGTTTACCGACCATGTCAATCAGGTTGTCTAAACGCTTTTGAACTACTGCGTGGTCGTCTTTGTTTTCTTGGCGGAAGCCTCTGAGTTGAATAATGGTGATGATGATCGCACCGAAGGTTGCAACTGCTGCTGCAAGAACGGTGGCAAGTCCAGCATCCATGTCACACAACCTTCTTGCTGTCAAGCCATGCTTGAACTGCTGGTGGCACGTTGTCACCGGCTGTGTATCGAAGATGCCATGGTTCTTCTGGTACTACTTCCCAACTGAATCCGAAGTCAAGTGCGTTGGCGAGCATCCATTCAAAGCGCGGACCTGATGCCGACCAGATGTCAACTGCGATGCCGAGGTTGTGCATCGACGTGCCAGGTGCGGCGAGTGATGCGAGTGTTGGTGATTTCTTGTACCACTTCACACCTTCCCAAGTACGAGTTGACGCGCCTTCGAGTGGTTGCTTCTGGTATCTCTGCAAGAACGATGTGGTTTGCATCTGTAATGTTCGATAGGTGTCACCAACTGATGTTGGCTTGAATGGGACGATTCCATCGGCTAGTGCTTTGTCGCGCATCGCATGATACGCATCCGCTGCCCGCCAGTGAAGTTTGCCACCAGGTTGGATGGTGCGTAACAAAGTTTCAGGCAACGCACCAGGCTTCACGCCTTTGAGGTCCGCGGGCAAAGTTACTTTGACTATCGGCCAGTTCTTGGCATTCACTTCTTCTTCGCTCCTGTGAACGCTTCTTTGATTTCTTCGGATGTCAGTTCACCGTCAACTGATGCTGTTGCAAGTTTCTGCACGACCGCGATGACAGCCATAGCACCAGCCATGATCGCCGACTTAGCGACCGAGATACCGATCACGGCACCTGTGGTGACTGCTGGTAGCGCATTCGCCAAGAACAGCGAGAACAGTCTTTGTGTCAGGTCAAGAAACTTTGCAATTGTTTGGTTCTGTTTAATCTTCACTTCTTCCACCATCGTTTTCTCCGTCCTTGCTGATTACTCCTGCCAAGTGTAGTGCTAGTGATAGGAACGTAAATATCAACGCCCAGTTCTGCACAGTTCCTGACAAAGTCATAATAGTTATGGCTGATGCGCCCAGCGTGAAGCCGAGTGCGAACAATTCATCTTTCAATTTACGGATCATTATCTGTCTCTTCTTCGCAGGCTCGCTCCTACCGCTACCAGTGTATTAGAAACCGCTAGAAGAGTTCTACGCTCGCCGACAGGAATCGTGGATCCGACCATCTTGTACGAGTCGAATACGCCTGCAAACACGTTGATTGTTTCTTGAAACTTCTTCTTTACTTTGGTTGGTGCCTCATTTAACACCGCGACTAGTTCTTCGGCCACTTCGGCAGTCAGCTCGTCCACGACTATCTCTTCGAATATGGCTTCGGCTTGTTCTTCGGTCACTGCCGCCAACACCTCAGCACTCGAAGCAATAACGACCGCCTGGTCGCTGGTGATGTCTGCGGTCAAAACCTGCTGGATTGTAGCCACAATTTGTGCCGGTGCCTGATCAGCCAACACTTGAACCATCTGTTCAACCTTGACATTGCTGATCGGCTGGTTCGGGATTATCTCCACTAGGGTCTTTTGTAATGAAAGCACTTTTGATTGTTCTTGGATTTGTTGGTTATCTTGGATTTGTTGTTTCGGTACTTCTAGCGGTACTGTTCCGAGAAGAGAAGTCTCAGATCGACTGGGAACAAGAGAGGAAGGATCGGTTCTAGATGTTTCAGGTTGTGTCGTTCTTGGTGTCCGTTGTGGAATTGTTATTTCGATTGGTGCTATTACCTGCACAAGTGTTGTTGGCAGTATTGAAGTTGGTGGTGGTGGCAATGTTGTTTCTGGTGGCAGAGTCGTTGGCGTTGTTGTCACTGACGGTTCTGTTCTTTCGGGAAGCACCGTTGTGGTGGATTGTTGCACACTTGGCAATTCTCTCGGCGGTTCGATCGTGGTTGAAACTTCTACAGGCGCGATAGATGTTGTTGCAGTTGGTACAGGACGCGGCTCAGTGGTTGTGGTCGTCATGGGAATCGTTGTGGTGGTGGCTGGTTGAGTTGTTGTTGAAGATGTGGAAGTTTGCTCAGGAAGGGTTGATGTAGATGAAGTGGATGTCGCTGATGTCGTTGTCGTACTTGGCAATAGTGTTGTGGTTGTTGTCGAAGTGGATGAAGTAGTAGTCGTGGTGGTCGGTGCTGCCTGAGTAGTAAACGCAGAATCTGGCACGATCTGCCAGCCTGCACCGTTGATATTCCAAGCCAACATATAACAGGCACGACCAGTTGCTTCGAAGAACCATCCGTCAAGTGGATAGGTTCCGCTTGTCAGCGCGAAAGATGTTGGCGTAGACCAGGAGCAGCCTTTGAAGTTCCATGTGCCGAACTCGGCTGTGTCACCAATCTTCACTGTGCCGCCATCGTCGGCTGCGACCATGAAACTGATTGTCTGATTCTCTGGGATCGTGATTGCGCCGGTGTAATGAACCATGAAGTTGTCGTTGCCACATTGCTGGAATGGTTCACCGTCAAAGTTGCGGTTGATGTTGTTTTCTAACTCCGAACCACATTGCGGATAAGCGATATCGGACCTGGTTGGAAGACCAGATATCAGATATCCGACCGCGTTCAATCCTGCGACTGGATCAGCGTGGACAGGGTTTGGAAAGAATGCGAACAATAAGGCTGGGATAGGTATCAGCCATCGAGTCAAGTTTCGTTTCACTTCGCTTCCATCTTCGGAATACTAGTTGTCCGACCGAAACGCTACCGATCGGACTTAGAAAACAAAGACTCGCCAGTTAGACAAGTCTGAATCCAGACACCGAAGCATCTGGAGTGAGAACTTTATGAACTGAGAACCCATCTAAGTTCTGCTTCGTTCCACCAATACATTTTGCCATCATTAGGTCGAGCTGTTGGTGGTTGCCAATCATGGTTTTTGTCAAGAGTCCAAGAAGCGTAAGGTTTTGGTGCGATAAAAACATCCGATACAGAGTTGTAGGTGTACCCAATACCGGCGAATTGTTTTCGGATCTTATGGTTAAAAGAAGTTTTAATCCAAGTGCCACCCAAGAGATTTGTACAAAACTCTGCGCCTTTTGATTCTGTTTCAATACCGTCAACAAGTAGTTCGTTGTTGTGAACAGAAATAACATTTGTGACAATGTTGTCAACTATTTGTGCGTAGTAAGCCATTAGTAGGTGATCGTTCCTGAGTCAGTAAATGTATAGATTGTGCCTGACACTGTTGGTGAACCTGTAGTCGATATCGCTGCTTTGCCTGCATCAATGATTACGACTCCCTTGCCACCTGCTGCACCAATTAAATAACTTCCGCCGTTTGTACCGCCACCGCCACCGCCACCCTTGTTAGCCGCGCCAGCCTGTGGGCTTGTATCTGGACTATTTATGCCACCGTTACCGCCACCACCAAGACCGCCCGTACCGTACGCTGTCCCGTCCGCGTCGGTTGATCTTGCGCCCGCGCCGCCACCAGCGTAATAAACGCCGTTAAATAATGCACCGTCACCACCGTTACCGCCTCGCTGTGGCGCATTCAAACCAGTTGCACCTACCGCCGATTTTCCGCCACCGCCTGACGCTGCGTAATCAACACGAGTACCACCAGCATTACCTTCACCGCTAACTCCTGTACCACCGGTAGAACCTATTGGTGAACCTGAGCCACCGCCCGAGCCACCGTTGCGACCGTTTACGAAAAGTCCTGAACTTCCGCCTCCACCACCACCACCACCTGTCGTTGACACAGATAAATTAGTGCCAACAATTGACGAAGTGTTTCCGTCATTACCAAGAGTACCTGCACTGACTTGTGCACCACCAGCACCGATTGTAATTGTGTAACTTCCCGTTAGAGCAATTTCTGCACCGACCGCTGATTTCATGCCACCAGCACCACCACCTCCGCCAACACCTTGCGCATAGTTTTCTTGACCGCCTGAGCCTCCGCCCGCAACTACAAGATAACTTATTAACGCTGGGACTGCGCCAACGCCTGCGAGTATTTGCATTACTACGCCTTAAGATTGCCGACAGCGACCCATTCGTTCGTGTCGATCTTTATGCAAGTCGCAACGGAGAACTGATCGTTAGTTTTCAACTTTGAACCACTTGAACGCACCGTGACTGTCGCAGCAGGAGTGATTGTCACGGTTGCTGTGCCGTACTGAAGAATGTTGATCTGGTCGCCGACAGCGAATGCAACAGTTGCGTTGGCTGGAATTGTGAATGCAACCGCGGTTCCAGATGTGAAACTAATTAACTTGCCGACATCGGTGAGTGCTGCGGTGTACGCGGTTCCGGCTTGAGTATTAAGTGCGACGATTGAAGATGCCAAGATATTGGCGTTCGCTGCTGTGAATACATCTCCACTAGTGAAACTTGGTCGTGTTGCCATATTGCTCCTATCCTAGTCCAACATCAACATCGTCAAGTTGGCTTGTGTTAAGTATGAATGCGGTCAAGAGTTGAGCCTGACCTAGTTTGAATGATATCCGATGATCAGATGGTGTGATGTCGTGCGAGACGGATTCTATGAACACGGACTCGGTGCGCGACAATGGCAGACCTTGGTCGTAGCGTTTTGTGACTGAGATAACGTCTCCGACATCGAGTGTGAGGACGGTTGGCCAGAGTGCTGACCCGCAAGCGTTGAGGCTGGTTGAGATCTCGTCGAAGCGGATCTTGGGTTCTTTGTATTTGTTGAGCAGGTTCTGTGCCAAGGCTGACCCAGCCGCCAAAGTATTGAGAGGCACATTTGAGAACGACAAAGTTTGCACACCATACTGAGTTTGGCTTGTGGCATCGAATGCGACTTGTGCTGCTGTGCCACCATCAACATCTATCTGTACACGGTTGAACAATGTTTCTTGACCGTACGCAACGCCGATCGCCAAGATTGGTATCTCGTTCGTCGCGGTGCCACCGAATGATGCGATAGCGGTTGAGAAGGTGAACGATATTCTTGGATCAAACACAATCTGGTTTTTGCGGTTTGCCAGGAGTCTGCCGTCTTCGGCGATGGCGACAGACTGCAACGCCGACAAAGTGTTTGTGTTGTCGGCATAGGCGACCGTGCCACAGGTTGCGACACCTGTTGAGATGTCTCGTAACGCGGTTGAGAAGTTCACTTCTGGTCTATCCAAGATCGCCGACACGCGAGCCGATGTAAGTTGTGAAGAAGGTTCGAATGCCGTCAGCGCGGTGCGTGACAGCTCGTACAGTGCGTCAGCAGATTGAATTGACGCGAACGACAGGTTCGGTTGCTCATAGGTGATGTCAAGGTCGGTGATTGCACCGACGAACAGTTCTGCGGTACCGGCAAGAACCTTGATCGCTCGCCTCGGAGCCAAGTCGAATGATCCTTGATACCAGGCTGATGCGGTGTTCGCTGGATCAAATAACCGTCCAGAAGCACGATCATCAGCCAACACTCGACAGGTGCCAGGTGAGAACTGATCGGTCTGACTGCCACGACCGCGCTGGATTGCAACCGATAGCACATATTGGGTTGCGTCCACGAAGTCGGTTGTGCCGTCAAGTGTGTTTGTGCCGTTGAGTGTTGATGTGTCGAGTATGAATGCGTCAGCGACCGCGCCAACATCCAGCAGAACCGAATATGCCTGTCCCCACTTCAATGTCTTTGGCATCGTTACCTTTGCGACACGAGTTGCGCAATCGCGTTGCGATCAAGTTTCGTGTAAGTTTGCAACACTTCAACGATCTCTCGACCAGCTTGAATACCGTTCGTGCCAATACCTGTATTGATTGTGATGTTCGCACCGCCACCAACAGTTGAACCTCCACCACCAGTTGAACCTCCAGGTGTTGGCACAGTTGGCAAAGTTGGAACGACCAGATTCGCTCGACCAGCGTTCTTCGCCGCTTCAGCCACTTTGGCGATCGCTTCGGCGAGATTCTCGTATGCTTCTTTCTCTCGATCTAGCGCGTCAGTCAAACGATCCGAAGCAGTTTCCTGTTGTTCTTTCGCTTTGTTGACCGCATCAAGAAACACCATATAAGTAGCAGACCCGACAACCGCACCACTGACCGCTTCGTTCAACAGATTCTGAGCCTTTGACAAGCCAGTAGTTGCTTCATACTGTGCGTCGGTCGCATCAGACACAGCCAACTTCGCTTGAGCCAAACTGATCTCGGCTTCTCGAATCATCTGCGGATTCGATTCAGGATCCGCACGAACCTCGGCAAGTTTCTTCTCAGCATCGCGAACAGCGAACACCGCTTCTTCAACTCGATACCCAGAGTTCTCCACACCGCGTTGAGCCTTCGAAAGTTCACGCTGGGCATCTTTGGCTTGTTGCGAATCTGCACCGTATCCGTTGATTGCTTTAGTGAAGTTTTCTTGCGCGGTCGTTAGCGCAGTGTTGGCGTCGTTCAAAGATTGTTGCGCCTGAACACTACCCTTCTGCGCACTCGTGAACGCCTTCTGTGCAGAAGTGGAACCTTTCAGCGCGTCGGTGTACTTCTCAAACTTCTGTTTGGCTGTCTCAACAATCTTCGATGCGCCACCTGCCTTGCTACCGAGACCGGTAAGCGAGTTTGACCAGTCATCTGTTGCTTCTTTGGCTTTCGGCAGAACTTTGTTGCCTAACCTGTCGGTCTGGTCAATCAATGGCGAGATCTTGTTGCCTTGCAGATTCAACGCATTGCTGGTGTTGGTCACCGAGTTACGCAACCTGTCAAATGTAGCGTTGACATTGTTGGTTCGGTCGATGAGCATCTGTTCAACTGTGATGATTCCGTCGCCACCTGTAACCGCCGAAGCGATGAGTCGCAGACTGTCAATGAATAAGAACGCAGGTTTGAAGAAGTTGACGATTGATTGTTCAAACTCGATCACTGACAGAATCATTCGTTCAACACTGTCAATGACTGCGATTGAGACTGGACCCATCGCCGCAGCAAAGTATTTCACTGCACCGGTCAGACCTTCTTCTTTGAATCCGTCAACAGCGGCTTTCAACGCTGGAATGATTCGAGTTTGTAAGAACCCGACAATTTTCTCAAATGCTGGGAGCAACAAGAAGCCAACTGTTTCAACAACTTCACCGAATGATGTTTTAAGAATCTTTACCCGACCAGAGAACGTGTCGGCTGCGGTCGCGGCTGCACCACCGAACTGTTGCTCCAAAGTTCCAAGAATCGCACTGAAGTCTTTTGACTTCTTCGCACCTTCATCAAGCGGGATGCCGAGTCGAGTGAGGGCACCAATGTTGCCCGTCGCCGCACGACCCAAACCTAAGGTCACTGACGTGAGGTCGCGTTGTGTCGCGGCTGAGATGTCGAGCGCGAGATTGAACAGGCGTTGAGATTTGTCTAGATCACCTGTAGCACGAGCAAGGTTGCCGAACGCTGGTCGGAGTTCATCGTCGGCGATACCTGTCGCCATCATCGCCTTCTCAATGAATGCTTCGGTCGCTTGCACTTGTGCAGTGGTTGCACCAGCTGATCGGATCAACTGTGCTTCAAGACTTTTCTGTGATGCTTCGTCTTGCGCTGCTGCATAGACCGCGGCTGTCGCTGCACCTGCAACCGCTGTGACCGCACCGAACGCAATCAACGCACCCTTCTTTACAACATCAAACGCATTGCCTAACGAGTTGCCAACTGATTGAAGTTGACCGATTGTGTCTTGACCTTCTTTAGCAAGTTTCTTGAACGCCGTGATTGCGCCGTCCGCGTTGCCAAGAATCTGTACAACGAATGTGCGTTCACCTGCCATGGTGACGCAATTCTACTCAGTTGGCGAGCATCCGTTTGCGCAACTCCGCCCACTCGCTTTGCATGTCACGATGAATCTGTTCATGTGTCATACCGTCATATTGTGACAAGTCAACTGGTGCATCCCACCACTTCGGATCCTGCACGATTCGCGCCCACTTGCCACTTCTAGTTTGTCGAGTTGAGCGAATGTTCGGAGTGTTGAAAGTGCGGGTCGGCGCAGCGATATCGGTGATGGTTGGGTCAATGAATCGCCAACCTGAGTGATGTGTGCGGAATGGTTGACCAGCCTCATGTTGTGGCAGGTAGAAAATACGCGCAGGATCCTTGGTTGCTGGGTCGCCTTTGAGACGGAGACGAGCGTGTGTCTCGTGCCAAACTTCATCCCAGTTGTCAACCGGCACAGCCTGCTCGAATGGGATGACAACATGCCAGTGAGGATTGTCTTCACGATGCGACCAGGTTGTGTACGCGAAGTGGATATACGATCCGATATCACAATTCTCAAATGCTTCACCGTCAAGGTCGGCGACCAGCGCGTGGATCTCGGTCACATTGGCGTTGCCTCGCGTTGTGTGGTCACGATAGGTGACTGGCGAGTAAAGCGAGCCGTCTGACTTCTTTTCATGTTCTTGATGCTTGCCGAGCATTGAAGCAAACTGCATCCAAGATTCGGCGATGGTCTTTGGATAGACAGATTTGACCGATGGGAACCCGACGACTTCAAACATTGTGCAGAACCTCCGACTTCAAGGATAGCGAATCCTCAGCCGATTGCAAGTATCAAATGCCTAGTTCCTTAACAACACGGTCTATGCCTTCTAGGTATTGTTTAGCGATCTCGTTCTTGCGTTTACGGACGGTCGGCCAAAAGAAGTAACCAGACTGACCTCGATGCCTTAAGAACTGTTTGGTCTTAGGTGTAGCACCACCACCGAACTCCGCACCGAAGAACACATCGGCGCGGGTCACTGGTTTCTTGCGTCGACGATTCGGACGAGACTTTGAGATGAACGGTTCTTTGCCGCGCAACGAGATAGTTGGAATGCGGTCATTTTTTGCTCGTAATCCTTTGGCAACCTGTATCGCTTGACTGGCTCGACTAACCGTGCCAGCTTCAATGCGAACCGAACCTTGCAGATCTTTCGCGATTGTGTAAGCAACCTTACGCATCTCTTTGTCAAACTGCGGACTTGCCTTTGAGAACTTGCGCAACATCTCAAACAAGTCTTTGACGACGACACTGTTACCTGCGACAGCGGCTTCACCAGCACGACCGAGAGTTCCACCTGTATCGCCTGGCAGATTCGGGAATGCTGAATATGCCATCAGTTGATCCTTTGCGGTGGGTTCATCTTGACACTCTTCCAGCGCAGATAGCCGAGCATCGTGTACAGCATTCTAGGTGATTCTTGCAGAAGTAAAGATGGAGCGATGTGAGTCTCACACGCTAGATATGCGATCAGCCAGTGGGCTGAGGATTCTCCAAAGGGACGATCACCGCAGAATCGGTTCCAACCTCCACACTCTCGATTGTTTCAATCCATTCTTCAAACTTCATCGCGGTATTCTTCGTGCGTTTCGTTGCGTGCCACGCCAACCATGCAAGGTCGGTGAGGCGTAGTTCTGTTTGGAAGTTTGCGACCGAACGATTCTTCTCTGTTTCGAATGCGATGAAGTCGGCGAACTGTGCAGACACTTTCGTTGTGACGGCGTCCAGCGTTGTTACTTCTAGATTGATTTTCATTCTTACCTCCTGATTGTTTACTTAAGAATTATGAAACAGTTTTTGTGATCGCTCCGCTGATTGGCCACGTTACGTCCGCTGTGTTTAGCTCGCCCACGGCACCGTTTACCAAACTGAACTCCGTGCATAAAACACTGAAAGTGTAGTGAGGTGAAGCCGTTCCTGCTGCTGCTGTGCCTGCTGGTTTGATGATCATCGTGACAGCGGTTGAACCGATCAATGGTTGAACCAATCCGTCAATCGCGTTGTAGTCGTTCATCAATGAAAGTGTGACAGAGTTGTCGATCAATCCTGATACGCGGGTCACTGCGCCACCACTGCCGAACGAAGTTGTTGGAACCTCTGCTGCTGAGGTGCTTAGAGTTATTGCAGCCACGCTTGAGGTGATATCTGTGCCATTCAAAGAAACATTTGAGTTAAGAAGGACTAACTTTGCCATGATTATTTATCTCCTGCCGTTTCGGCTTTCGAGGTTGATTTATCTGCGACCAAGACAATGCGACCCGATTGCAGTAGTGAGTCTAGATGATCAAACTCCTCACCATCAATAGTGGCTGGATATTGTTTACCGAGAACAGTGAAGCCCTCAACTACCTGATACTTTGCCATGACCTAAGCGTACACCACGACCCGAAAGTCAACAGTCAGGTAGGTCGTGTCGTTTGCGTCAACGGTTGCGATGTTGGATGCCTCTTCAACTTTCAAGGTCTGGGCATATCCGCCGAGTGTCTGGTCGGCTTCAATGGCGGCACGAATCCCGCTGTCGTAAGACAGATAAGTGTCGAGCAGGTTCTGCGATGTGCGTTCAGCTGCACGACCGACGATCACACTGACAGTGAAGACATGTGTGACAAGCCCTTTGCCCATCGCACCGTGATAGGTGATTGATTCAAGTGTCGGCCATGCAAGTCCGCCGATTGAAGGGTTGACCTGGTCGGGTTGTTGTGCGAATGCGCGAAGGTTCGTGATTGTTGCGAGACGTGTCTGCAATCCTGTTTTGAGTTCGGTGATTGTTGCGGTCATGCAAACATTCGCATTCGGCGATATGGCTCGACAAGTTGTGCGACATCTGGGTCGAGTGCGCGTGTCACTCGTATCGCACCCAAGTCTCCGAAGCCTGCAACGCCGAGCGGTGAATCGTAACGCTTGAAGATTCTTGATGCCTGAATGATCACCGCTTGTGTGATCGGTTCAGGCACGGACGGCCAACCATAGACCGCGGTGAGTTGCACTAATGCTTCTGAACCGTAGTTTGCGTTCACGGTTGGGAATAGGAAGTCGCCGACTGCGCGGATGCGTGTGAACGGAACAGTCAAGCCGTCAAGGATTCCGTTGACTGGTTCTAGTTGATAGTCGGTTCGTGTGAATGTGACATCAAAGTTGCCATCAGCCATCGTTGAAGTTTTGAGTGTGATCGCAGTTCCTGAGATGTCATCAATCTCGCAAACATATTCGTCACCAGCAGTGAACACTCTGGTCGTCGCAGAACCATACGCCCAGAACTGTCGATTGGCGTAGCCGTCAATTAGTCGTGACGCTGCACCGGCACAGTTGTCTATCAGTTCATCGTCTTGCGTGTCGGCTGTACCGATTCGAAGTGCAGCCTTGATCTGGTTGCGTGTGGCGTAGCCGTTGGTGATTGCCATAGTTCCTTATCTTACTTCAAGATCCGTGGTGGGAACTCTACTCCAGGCACAACTTCATGTTGACGCAAGATTGCACGCATCTGCTCACACTCAAGTTCGCCGTTCGCCTTCGGTGCAATTGAGTAGGAATCTGATCGCCGAATATGGTCGCCACATGGGTTGCCTCGGAACGCAACTTTGTAGCCAAGTTTCTTGATCTCCATCCACTGAATCCAATCATTCCAAACAACTTGCCGATAAGGGATCGACCACAGAACCGACCGACGAATCAGAGATCCGCCAACCATCGGGTTGTGAGATACATGAAGAATCTGATTAAAGGCTTCTTCCGTTGCAGCCCAAACTTGTCCGTCTTGCATCCACGGATTAGAGATGATCTTCACATCCTCATCAACATCTGTCAGACCATCTAGCGCGTCAGGGAACCAGATGTCGTCCATCCCTACTGGCATCACCCAGTCCGAGTTCGCTGCGAACATTGTGTCATTCCAATTATTCCACTTGTGGTGTGGTTGAACAATTTCGTGCCAATGCTTCGGCAGATTCAACGGCACAGGTGAAGACACAATCACCTCATCAGGTTCAGTGTTCAACTTCTCCATCTGCTCAATGAACTGTCCACCGAACCGATCCCAGAAGTCACCCCAAACTGTGACACACACAGCGATGCTCATTTCAATCCCAACTTAGATCTAGTCGGCGTTGCAGATCCCATTGACCTGCATCAAGTCTTGCGTTGCGAAGTTTGAACAGTTCAAGATTCGATGCGAAAGTTTGCGCGTTCTTACCTTGCAACGCCACATCTGACAGAAGTGTTGAAGAGTTGTCGTGCATGATGATGTCTTGTGACTTGCGAATAGTTTTGCCCATCCGCACAGCGCGACGCTCATAATCGTTGTCTTCAAAGTATGCGGGATGGAATGCTTCGCAGAACAGTCCGACATCTTTCACAACTTCGGATCCGATCCACGCGCAAGCCCACTCTGGTGAACCAGTGAGATGAATCTCATCTCGGTCACATCCGTTCCAGAACTGTTCAAGTTTGTCTGGCAGGAACCAGGCGTCCGAGTTGAGAAGAATCCAACCAGAAGCAAACGGTGTCATCTTGATACCAAGATTCCATGATGTAGCCACACCAAGGTTGCTCGGCATATCCATGATGTAAGTCTTGCCGTGACGACTATGTCGTGGCATCATCAAACAGTCCTCTTCGATCTTGCCTCCGTTGTCGATGATGATGATCTTTTCGACTGGGAAGTCGAGCGAATCAATGCACCGTTCAAGTAGGTCGTATCGGTTGAGAACTGGGATGATTACGACCGGCACCATGCGGACAACTCCTTCATAGTCGGCTTCCAATGCTGCTCAAATACCGTGTCGGCTCCATACCCTTGCGCATGGCTAATAGCCTGCTCAGAACGCCCTCTAGGCGCGTCATACGCCGACTTGAGAGCATTCACGATGTCAGGCACCGACGGTGTGAAGAACCATGACTTCTGAGCCGCATCCCACCATGGCTGACCTTCAACCGTCCAGCCGTCGCCGACCAGCTCAGGTTGTGCAGTGAAGTTTGAGACAATTACTCGACATCCACACGCTTGCGCCTCAATGACAGGAATGCCGAACCCTTCACCCATCGAGCAAGCCAACAGAACATCTGACGCCGTGTACATCGCAGCCATCAGGTTCTGTGGCATACCGTGCCGATATGCGTACTGGTCGACAATCTTGTATTTGTCTGAACTGACTCCGCAAGCGTCAAGAAGTTGAATCAGATTGATACCAGACATCGCACCCATCGGTTCGGTGTAGAGATACAGCACCGCATCAGGATGATCTTTCGCAAAGATTGAATACGCAAGCAGATTCTCTGCCCATGCCTTACGCGCAGGCTGACTGCCTTTGTTCGTTGCGACCATTGAGATGACGAATCTGTCTTCTTCCCATCCCATAAACTTACGGCCAGTCATCTTGCCACCATCAGCCAACGCAACAGTCTCGGTCGGTTTGAACACAGGTTCAATCGCGTGAGGAGCGTAGAGATGATCGATGCCTGCGATGTTCAACATTCGTGAACCAAACTTTGACATCGCGATCGGTTTCACATTCTCACGCGCACACCACTCCAACACTTCTGGCGGTGCAGGCTGATGATCAATCGGAACCCATGACGCGATGTTCTTCAACTCTTTCAAAGAATCCGACTTCAACACCCACACATCAAACAAAGTCATCAACAATGTTGGTGTTGAAAGATCTTGGCTTGACCATTCCATTGTGTGCGCAACCACAACATCGTCGCTGTATGTTGCGAGTCCTTGTGGATACATTTTGAAACCATTCCAAGTCGATACCGAACCCGCAAGTCCGTACATCGCGTGAACTGCTATTTGGTGGTCTTCTTTCGCGAGCCTTTGGATGACTTGCGCGGTTTGCTGACCGTATCCGGTGGCAGCCCAAGGTGCGTTTGAATACCAGAGGACTCTGAGTCGGTCGGGATTGGTTGGTCTGATGTTTCCAAGTAGTGCGCTACGCCCGCTCGGACTAATCGCTCCGCTAACGCTCCTGGCATCTCGACTGGTATGCCTTTTACTATTACTGTTTCCCACATGATCCTCCTAAGAATAGTGCAGGAATAGATAAAGCCTCGGCAAGTCCTGCACGACCGACCGAGGCTTAATCTTAGTCACAGTCCTTGCGGACTGCTATGTCTTTATTCGGATTAGTTCCTGATTATCAGGATGCGCCACCGATGAAGTATTTGACATGTGATGGTTGTGGCAAGTTGCCGTCGACACGCATTGTTGCGCGGAAGGTAACAAGTCCGGTGTTGAATGCGAAGTCATCGCTTCGATCCAAACGGATGCCACCAACTTGGCGAACATAGTACGAAGGAAGGTGTCCGAAGATAACCGACTTCGCTGCTGTTCCTGTTGATGCCATTGCTGGGTTCTCGAACACTGGGTATCCGAGGAGCAAGTCATTGGCGTCAGCGTTGA